CTTCTAACTATGCCGACGACCTTATAACGCAAGCGACATTCACGCGGCAGACGACGGACGATCTTCAAAAGTACGCCTACGCCGCCCGCTTTATCGACGTAGAAGTAAACACGCTTACAAAGTCGATGGCAAAAAACATAAAGTCAATGGACAGCGCCCGCAAGGGTTCGGCGGCGTATGCTGACGCATACAAGAAGCTGGGCGTTTCCGTGACGGACGCAAACGGAGAGCTTCGCAACAGCAACGACGTTTATTGGGATTGTATCGACGCGCTGGGTTCTATTCAGAACGAAACGGAGCGGGACGCGCTTGCAATGCAGTTGTTCGGCAAATCCGCGCAGGAATTGAACAGCGTTATTGAAGCGGGTTCGGAAGCGTTCAAGGAATTAGGCGACGAAGCGGAACAAATGGGCTTCATTCTATCAGAGGACGCAGTAAACAGGCTGGGGGCTTTCAACGATAAATTACAAGTGCTTCAAGCCGGAGCGGAAGGGCTGAAAAACGCAGCTTCTTTGATCGCGCTTCCTTTCCTTGACACGCTGGCGGGCGAAGGTATCCCGATTATGACGAAGTTTTCAAAAGCCGTCATGGACGCGGAAGGCGACGTAACGAAGATGGCGGACGCGCTGGGCGAAGGGATTTCCGACGTTCTCAATCTGATTGTTGAGAAATTGCCGGAGTTTATCGACATGGGCGTTCAAATGGTAACGTCTTTGATTTCCGGCATTGTATCGAACGCGCCGACGATTGCTTCGGCGGCGGTGCAGATTGTTGAAACGCTGGTTGAAGGCATTGCGGAGCTTTTGCCGCTTCTTATTGAGGGCGCGGCGCAGTTGATCGCGGGGCTTGCGACCGGATTAGCGAAATCGCTTCCGAAACTTGTTCCGACGATCGTTGACGTTGTATTGAAGATCGTTCAAACGCTGATCGACAATATCCCGTTGCTGATTGACGCGGCGTTACAGCTTATCACGGGGCTGGCGCAAGGGATTATAAACGCGATCCCCGTTATAGTAGCGGCGCTTCCGCAGGTAATAACCAGCTTGATCGACGGCTTGCTTTCCGCGATCCCGCAGATCATTCAAGCGGGTATCGACCTTCTGACGGCGCTTGTTGCCGCGCTTCCGGAGATTATAGCCGCAATCGTAGAAGCGATCCCGCAGATCATAGACGGGATTATAACGGCACTTACGGAGAATATACCGCTTATCATTCAAGCGGGCATTGATCTTCTTGTTGCGCTTATACAGGCATTGCCGGAAATCATTGTTACGATCGTTCAAGCGATCCCGCAGATTATCAGCAGTATTGTAAACGCGCTGATCGGCAACATCGACCAAATAATTATGGCAGGCGTTCAGCTTTTCGTGGCACTCATTCAGAATTTGCCGACGATCATTGTTGAAATTGTGAAGGCAGTTCCGCAGATCGTTTCCGGCATTGTGCAAGCGTTCGCGTCGCTGGGCGGGGAGCTTGTCAACGCGGGCGCAAACCTTCTTCACGGATTGTGGGAAGGTATCAGCGGCGCGGCTTCGTGGTTGTGGGAAAAGGTATCCGGCTGGGCTTCGTCCCTTGTTTCGGGTATTAAGGACTTCTTCGGCATTCATTCCCCGTCAACGGTATTTGCTGAAATCGGCGGCAACATGGCGGACGGCGTGGGCGTAGGCTTCACAGACAACATGGGCGGTGTTGAAGGCGATATGACCGCCGCGATGGGCGGAGCGGGTGCGCTGACGGCGGCGGAAGCAGTAAACGCCGTGAACAACGGAATTATTGCGAACATTGAAGGCTTGTCCGGAGCGGTAAACGCGATCGTCGAGCGGGTTATTACCGGACTGACGGCGCAAGCCCAGCGTTTCAATCAAGCCGGACAGGACTTCGACAAGAACATAGCTTCCGGCATGGTGGCGGGGATCGTACAGATCACGCAGAAAGTACCGCAGATCACACAAAGCATTATTACCGCATTTACGGCACAACATCAAAAGTTCGTAACAGAAGGAACGAATATCGACAAGAGCATAGCGCAAGGAATGATCGCGGGTATACCGCAGATCACGGGCAAGGTTGCACAAATCATTCAGCCCGTTATTACCGCGCTTCGCTCTTATGTATCGGAGTTCACGGCGGCGGGAGAAGAAATGGTGCGCGGCATTTGGCAGGGATTTCAAAATATGTCCGGATGGCTTGAAAGCAAAGTGCGCGCTATGATGAGGGAGATCGTGGCGGCAGTTGAAGAGGAAATGGACATCAATTCCCCGTCGAAGGTTTTTGCCCGTATCGGTTCGTACATGGCGCAGGGATTGGGCGAAGGCTTCGCCCGTGAAATGCGAGACGTTGAAAGTTCGATCCGGCGCGAAACGTCGAACGCCGTTCCCGAATTCCGTTCCGGAGAGGGACGCGACACGCGTGGCGGCGGTACGCCTTCCGTTGAAGTCGTGCAAAACATCTATGCGAACGAAACGAGCTACGCCGAACAGCAAAGACAGGCGGCGCGGCAGTTCCGGCAGATTGCGCGGGAGGTTATGGCATGAGGACGCAAGAAAAATTGATCTACACGAACGAGCGCGGGGAAAGCATAGAGTTTTCCCCCGCTTCTTCGTATCACGTAAACTTCAAGGACGTTACCGGACTTTCAGACGTGCGGAACGCTATTTACAGCACAAACAGCATGGGGCAGGACGGCGACACATACTTGGGCTATCGGATCGAAAGCCGCGATATTGACATCGTGGGATACATCAAAGAGCGGGACAAGCAAACGGCGCAGAACCTACGCCGAAAGCTGAACCGCATATTAAATCCGCAGTATGAAGCGACGTTAACGTATGTTTTCGGAGACTTCCGGCGGGTGATCGGGTGCAAGATCGACGACGCGCCGATCTTCAAGCGAAAGCCGATATTCGAGCAATTCACGGTCAATCTTTCGTGCCTTAATCCTTTTTGGAGAGAGGAAACGGAAACACGCGAGGACATAGCAACATGGATCGGCGGCTTTGAATTCCCAGTTCCAGACGGGCTGGAGCTTTACGAGGGCTGGGAAATCGGCTATCGCCAGCCGTCGCTGATTGTGAACGTATACAATTCCGGAGACGTGAAAAGCGGTATCCGGATCGAGTTCCGCGCGATCGGCGCGGTTACAAATCCCGTATTGCTGAACGTAGACACACGGGAGTTTATCAAGCTGAATATTTCGCTTGTAGCGGGAGACGTTTTAACAGTTTCCACGGGATACGGTGAAAAAGCCGTAAAGTTGAACCGTGGCGGCACGATTACAGACGCGTTCCGTTATCTTGATGTTGATAGTTCGTATTTACAGATCGCCGTGGGTGACAATCTGTTTCGTTATTCAGCAGATGAAAACGCGGAAAATCTTGAAGTTTCGATCTATCACAATAACTTGTATTTGGGGGTGTAGCGCGGTGGAATTATACGTTTATAGCCGCGATATGACACTTCAAGGGATCGTCGAAAAGATTTCGTCCTTGATATGGACGCGGCGTTATTGGAGTTGCGGCGAATTCAAGTTGCTTGTTCCATTCACAGAGGAACACGCCCGCTTACTGGTGAAGGAAAATATCATCATCAAGCGCGGCGGCAACGAAGCGGCGGAAATCCGCTATATTCACATCACGAAGAATTCACAGGGCATGGAGGAGATAGAGGTTCAAGGCAAGTTCCTTCTTTCGTGGATCGGCAAACGCATTTTGACAACACAGATCATCACAAAGGACACGACGCAGAACATTCTATACGCCATTGTGAAGCAGACTTGCACGAACGCAGGGGCGGCGCGCAATATTCCAAATTTCAGCATATCTACGACCGACGCAGACACCGGAAGCGGACAGATTGACTATACTTCGGAGCAGTACGTGAACGCCCAGCTTGCGGCGGAAACAGCGGCGAAGGCGGCGAAGCTGGGTATTCGCGTTCTGACAAACGCCCGAACGGGCGAACATACCTTTTCTGTTTACGAAGGGCGCGATCTTACGGCGGGAAATACCGCAGGGAATGCACCTTGTATCTTTTCACAGGAATTCGACAACATCGTTGAACAGGAATACACGAACAGCGTTGAAAACCTTAAAACAACAGCTTACGTCGGAGGAGAGGAAAAAGAAGGAGTTACAAGGAAGATTGCAGAAGTGGGCGCTTCGGCAGCAGGATTAGAACGGGACGAAGTTTTCATCAACGCAACGGACATCGTACAGGAATATGAGGACGAAAACCAGCAGACGGTAACGCTTACAGACGCGCAGTATTTAGCGCTTCTTTCCGCGCGCGGCGCTTCGGAGCTTGAACAATACGCGGAAACGCTTGCTTTCGGATCGAAGATCAACACAAACGCGAATTTGAAATACGGTACGGACTACGACTTGGGCGACCGTGTAACGTGTATCAATAAGCGCTGGAACGTCCGCATTGACGTTCGTATAACAGAGATTGCGGAAACCTACGAAACAAGCGGCGAAGAAATAGATATTACATTCGGAGAGAGCTTGCCAGCGCTTCTGACACAAATTCGGCAGATTACGAAATAAAGGAGGGCTTCACAACATGGAAAAATCAAGTTTCTTCAATAGCGTTTCGCACGATCGCACGTACAAAGCGGAAGATTGGGCGGAATACTTCGCTTCATTCATCGGGAACGGCGTTTTCCCCGTCCCTTCGACGGGGCTTCAAGTTGTCGCAGACGACGGAATGAAGCTGACCGTTAAAACGGGCAAAGCATGGATTAACGGATATTTCTATTATAACACGGGCGATCTTTCCGTAGAGCTTGACACGGCAGACGGACAGTTGAACCGCATTGATCGCGTTGTCGTGCGCTGGGATTTGACAAATCGCATTATGTCGGTAAAAGTGAAATCTTCGGCATTCAGCGCGTCGCCGACAGCGCCAGCATTGCAGAGGGACGCGGATATTTACGAGCTTGCGCTGGCGGACGTTTCCGTGGGTGCGGGCGTAACAGCTATCACGCAAAGCAAGATTACGGATCAGCGCTTGAACACTTCGCTTTGCGGCGTTGTTGCCGCAGTTGTAGATCAGATTGATACAGAAGCATTCAACGCGCAGTTGCAAGCGTGGTTTACTGAATATCAATCGCTTTCAGCGGCGCAGTACAACACGCTTGTTTCGTATATGAATTCGCTGAAATTGCAGGGAAACGCGCAGTACGACGCGTTCCAGCAACACATGGCGGATTTTGAAACGCAAGCGGCGGCGGACTTCAACGCATGGTTCAATGGATTACAAACCGTGCTTGACGATAACGCGGCAACAAATCTTCTGAACATAACGAACGCACTTGACGCGCGGGTGGATATGCTGGAAGCCGTGCTTTTCAATGATATTACGGCAAATCCGTTCTTGATCCTATTTGACGATCTCGACGGCGTAACATCTACGGGCATTTGGAACGAGAGCTTGCAGAGGATCGAATGTTGACGCGGTACGCTTGCACGGCGGCGGAATTGTCGTGCGTGATCGGAAACATCTTCACGGAGCTTTCCCCGCCATGCGCGGCTTGCGGCGCGGAGGTATTGCAGATCACAGGAACAACGGTTACAGGGAACGCGGCAACGCTGACCGTTACCGAAGCGGGCTTCGATTTCGACGGGTGCGCCGACGATACCGCTATGATCGAGCGAATGCGGAAAGGACGGTGCATATATGCAAAGACCGGAGCGGGAGCGGAAAGAACCGACAGAATTCAACGTGATTGTGAAAGCGAAAGACCTTGTAAAGCACACCTTCACGATCACGAATTCGACGGAGCGTTACCCGAAGAAATACCGCTTCACGCTTGTAAACAGGATACAGGATAAAGCGGTGGATATTTACGAATGCGTTCTTGAAGCAAACGAATTAGACCTTCGGGACGCACAGGAATACAGACAACGGCAGAAGCTACAAGCAAAGGCGCTAACCTATTGCAAAGAGCTTCTATTTTTCACAGAGCTTTCGCAGGAAATGGGCTTTATTTCTATGAGCAGTTGCGAATATTGGTCAAAACTTGCGCTTGAAGTAAAGTACATGACGACCGCGTGGAAGAAGCGGGACAAAACGAGGGCTTGAAAAAACGTTGGGGGTACATCTTGATACGCCTAATTCGTCGAACGCCAACAACGTCCGCAACGTCAATTCGGACGGCACGTTGAACAACAACAACGCGTACAACGGCAACAGGGGCGTTCGCCCGCTTCGGTGGACTATGTGAACGAGTAGGCACAGCCGAAAGCAGAATACCACCATCAAAGGAAGGTGTATCCCGTCGCCGCTATCCACGGCGGGGACAAATACAGGATCGCCGATACCGGAGCATACCGCCTTCCGGCGGCTGGCAAAGGTTATAAACAGCGAGGATTTTTTATTATGACAGACTTTGAAAAGATATACAGTTTTGAAAGCCTATACAATGCCTACCGAAAGGCGCGGCAAGGCAAGAGGTGGAAAGGATCGGCGGCAAAGTTTGAAGTTAATCTTCTTGAAGCACTGAACCTATTAAGCGCGCAGATCAGAACGAAAAGATATACCATGTCCCCGTATAACACGTTCGAGGTATACGAGCCGAAGCGCCGCGTGGTTATGTCAAACAGCTACAAAGACAAGGTTGTTCAACATTCGCTTTGCGATAACGTACTTGAACCGATTTTAACAAGATCGTTCATTCGGGATAACTACGCGTCGCAGGTGGGGAAAGGTACGCATTACGGGTTAGACAGGCTTCAAGAGTTCATGCGGAGGTTTTACAGAAAAAACGGAATTGACGGCTGG